GTTGATTATCTATAATAGTTTTATTTACACTTTCTTTAATTTTTTCAAGCAATGTATTAAAGCTATCTTCAGCATTTAATCCATTAATTGAAACGTATTTTTGATACTTTTCCAGTTGGTTTAGATAACTTTTTTCTACATTTGTTTTTCCCCTAGTATATAGTGAATACAAGTTATGGAAATTTTTAGGTTGTTTTGAAGTAAATCTGCCCCTATCATTATAAAACCTTTCGTATTCTTCTATTTTACAGTCTTTAAATATATTAGAAGTAAATTGTAAAAGATTAGATGGTATGAGGTCTGCGCCATGATTTCTGTCTAGTTCTTCTAAAGTTTTATGTTTAATTAATGGTATATCTAAAACATAGGCCATAAAATAAGAAACAGTATTGTATCCTAAAACATATTTCATATTTTATCCTCTATAAAACATTACAGATTGAGAAGCATAATAAGTTTTTATGGCATCACCATTACAATTTTTAATTGTACCGGTAACTTCAAACATTACCGAAGAAGTTGTGACAGAATTTTGATTAGAATTTGCTGAATTTGCGTAATTTATTACATGTGGTCCATAGGTTTGATTACTTGCAAATATATTGTCATATCCTGCAACCATATTTGCGTTTATCCTATTTGCTGGAAAATATGTTGGATTTTCAAAAAATGATTGTGAAGTTCTTGTATCTGCAAATGAACCAGTTATTACTGGTGCGTCAGTAAAATTAACAGTTGATCCGTTTCTATAGTGAAAAAGTTCTACAGCATTCCATTCAAAGCTTAAGCCTATACCTGCATTTGATAGGCCTGTTCCTGGTTCAGGTCGGAGCGCATTTATGCTGGTGTGGTCTAAGTTATTTGGAAAACTACCCCCACCCGATGGTCCACTATCTCCTAATGGATTATACGGTCCCCAAGTTGGGTTGTAAATCATAGCTTGATTTGCCCTTGATCTAGCAGGATTAATAGGTATAGTTGCACCAAATTTCCAAGATGCAGTTAAAAAGGGTGCTGGAGGGTTATTAGTTGTTGTTATAACAGAAGACATGGTTACAAATCCTGGAAAACTTGCAAGTCTGTTTACTGATTCTGAAAAGAATCCTATTGCTTCAACATTTTTGTAAGTTGGTACATTTATTCCTAAACTTGGTTCTAGTTCTAGTTGAGTTATTCCAGTAGCTACTACTGAAGACAAAGCACCTACACCAGAATTAGCTGTAATTGCATTGTTAACTCCAGGAATTGTTGCAAATTCTAATTTTTCTATATCATTGTGAAAATATAATCTTGCCTGTGCTCCAAAATTTCTGCAATTACAATCATCTGCGGCTCCTGATATGTGCATGTGATAAAATATGTCTGGAGAATAGCCGTCACTAGCATAGCTATGGCTTGTTGATGATGAAAAATAGAAAAATGAACTAGTGTTTATTGGAAAAGATGGGTTGTGGCCACCAACAGTACCAGGAATAAATAATCTAGATTGAGACATTAAACCTTGATTAGATTCGCTACTTGCCAATGCTACATTATTTATACTTGCACCAACTCCGTCTCTCCATTGAAACATTCTATTTGCGTCAGGACTACCAGAGTCAAATAAAAATGGAGTAGATAAATTAATAACCAATTCTTCTTGTGACGTTTGGTTATCTATTGAATAATGAATAGAAGCCGTGTGGGCATGGCCAAGAGAATTAAATATATGCATACACTTTACTGTATCTGTTTTAGATGCTCCAAAGGTTGTTCCATGGATCGGGTACACGCCTGCTACCGAAGCTCCTACAGTTATTGCATCGTTATGATCTCCAGCATTTCCTCTTGAATAACTAACCGAGCTAGTAAAATTTTTAAAAGCTGACGGATCGTTTGGAGCATAAAGTAATCTGTGACCTTTTAAATTAATTCTATCTGTTGCAGATACTTTTTCTACAGTTACATCTTGAAAAGCTTCACATTGTATTGAATAATCTTCATTACCTATTTTAACCGTGCTTGAACTATTTTCTGTCCAACGAACCGTTGCTGGACCTTCGCAAATTCCAAGTCTTATTGCAGATGTAGGATTATTAAAGTCCAATATGGTAGGGTGTGCGCTAATTGGAGGGTTTGGATCTACATAACTCCATAAACCAGGAGAACCAGTTGCCTGCAGCTGTATAAAACCTGTTTCTGGGTCAAGTGGTCCATTAATAATATTTCCCTCTTCTGGATTGTGGCAATCTGTTCGAAAGGGTCCTACCTCAGGATTATATGCATGCGGAATAGTTCTTGCGACATAATAAATAGCAGTATCAGAAAAATTACATGGACCATTTGAAACGTTTAAACTCATTGTAAACCATCCAAAATTAAGGTCTTCATCGGTGTCTGGATTCATATGTATTTCTGTTGAATATGAGTTTGTAGCATTTGAATTTGCCGATGTATTTGCAAATGGTTGTACCCCTGCTGTGGCACCTGATAAATCTTGCCATATAGCATCGGCGTCTGATTGGTCAGTAACTGGGTTTAGTTCATAATTTTCAAATTGTAATATTGTTCCGTTAAGAGACCAAGTTGGTTGACTTACAACTGTATCTGTAAAAGTAAAAGTTGGAGGTATTCCTACCATAGACATTGTTGGATAGCAAGAAATTGCATCTTTTCCAGCAGAAAATCCAGGATGTAAAAAAATTGTTGCACAACCACTTATTGCTGGGCAACAATCTGGAGTTGAAGTTGCTCCTGTCTCATATGTTTCATCTGCATCATTAGTACAGTCTGGATTATTAGACGATGCTGTGTAGCATACAGTTACCTTTCCTTTTGAAAAAGTTGAAGGATCTAATATAAGAAGACTTCTAGTATCTTCAAACAAAAACGTTCCAATTGCTCCAGAAGCTAAAGTATATATTATTGTATCTGCGTTTAATATCGGTAATTCTTCAGTTAAATTTATAGCTGACCCTGCATTTTTTTGACATATTGTATCTCCAAAATCTGCAAATGGCTTTCTATTTAATCTTAAATTAAAGCAACAATCATCACTAGCCAATATCCCATAATCTGTATCAGAACATACTGCTCCTTCCCAAGTTAAGTGAGGTAAAGAACCGGTATAAAAGAAAGATCCAGTTGAGGCCCAAGATAAATTTCTATTGGATGGCACATTGCTGGATGCACATCTACTTCCAGTTTGAGGAGATATTAAAAATATTGTATCTCCATAATATGTACTGTCAAAATCATTTGCAATACTTATAGGTTCTACTCCATTAGCTGGAGTAATATTTGTTGGTCTGTATGCATATGAAGCGCTTGGCCAAGAATGCATTCCACTGGTTTGACTATTATTGTTCCAACTTGTTGATCGTCCAAATGTTCCAAAATTATAACCAAACCTATTGGCACTACCATTAGCTGCTAAAACAAATGGATTTGGATCTGTTATATCTGCTGATGCTGTCCATAAAGAATTTATTTTCCAAGCTAAACTGTATCCAGCATTAGAATATGATGCATGTTCTGGATGCAATTGGCCATCATCTGCTGAATCTGATGCAAAAAGGTGAAGGTGAGTGTTGATTCCGTAAAGATAATACGATTGAGAAGTAAATCCTTCGTTTACTCCAGGCAAATCTGCATGGGAGCCAGTGCAATATATAAAATAGTGGAGATGGGTAAACGTAACTCCAAAAGGGTCTGTTTCCTGATGTGATGCTGCAAAAGGGGTATAAGACTGTGACTGTACGCCAGATCCCAATATTGAGTCTAGCAATATGCCAATTTCAGGTGTAGATGATGCACTTGCAATATATCCACCAGATACTTCTACAGATTGAGAAGTTAAACTGCCGACATAAAATTGGCCTGTGTCAAATTCATATGGTGAAGTGCTTATTGGTCCAAGGTGTCTACTTTCAGTATAGCAAATAGTTAAGTTTGCAGACTGTGAAAGATGACTAATAGACATGGTTAATTCTTGATTGCTATTTGCAAGCGTTGAATCTGCAACTACGTTTCCTTCGTTTACAACAATACTCCAGTTTTTAAATGTTCCACCACCTTGACCATCATCGCTTCCTCCAGACTCTGATCCTGAAAATCTAAGTTCTAGTGATTCACTAACACAGTATGATGCTGTACTGTCGCAAGGAACATCATTTATGCTGGCGCTTGGAGAACATGAACAATAGTCATCTATGAATCCTCTAACAACTATTCCATTTTCTAGTTGGTAACTATTTGTTCCAGTTGTCATCCAATTTACTCCAACAGAGTTATTTGCATCATAACTCATAGATGTAATTTGAACATATTGATATATATCATTTGCCCAAGATACTAATGGTGTACCAATTGATAATTGGTCTGCTTCAATAAAAGTATTTTGGGTTGTCCAACCTCCTTGCCAAACTAATAGCTCTTGCTGTGGAGTTACCGCAAAGTCAAATCCATCATCCGTAAATATGTGAGTTGTTGGTTGTTGATGAGGAGCGTTACTACCACTAGATACAAAAAATTGTAAAAAATCTACACAGGCATTTTCTCTATCTTTTGTTTGAACAGATTCAGATAAGTTAAATATACTACACGTAACCCTACCTTGGGTTTTTGTAAAAGATATTGGTACACCTGGACCAATGGTTATCAGTGGAGCAATATCTATTTCTGAGTCTGGTGGATTAATTGCTGTTATTACAAATTCAGAAGGGGAGGCTCCAGTTGAAAATCCAACCATTCCAATTTCTAAACTAGAAATGTATGGATCTAAGACTATAGAATCAGCATTTACTACACCTGGGGATGACATGTTTGTTTCTAATGGGGTGAAGTTCCATGGATAATTTCCTAAAGATAATGGAAAATAACTACATGAGAGTTGCTGAGAATTTAGATTTCCAAATTCAGTACTTATACTACAACTGTTGTCAGATATACACATATATATAAATATAGAAATAAAACAAATTAACGTTTAAGCCAATCCTTTAATTCATTTTTAGATGGCCATCTTAGTGCTAAATCACACTTATCACACATAACTCTAATATCATTGTTTTCCAAGCTTCTTATGCTTTGAAATTCATGCTTACATTTATCTTGATAATTAGCTATTTCCTGTTTTAATTGGCGTAGCTTCTTGTTCAATTCTGTTATGTTTTCCATAAGGACAGTGTCTACACCCTGAACCACAGCATGATCCACGTTTTAAATGGTATTGTTCAGTCAACACCATGTTTCCATCTTCCCAATAAAAATCTTGTGGAAGAAGTTTTGGCTTCTGAAACTCCCTATAATATAGGTCTTGTATCCAATCGTTACGTAATTTCACAACTTCCTCCTGCGCAAGCCAGCTCACCAGAAAGATTAGTATTATCTTCCACTTCTGCTATGTTAGAAAGGTCGATGTCCTTTAAAGAATTTACTAATTCTTCGTATTTTTCTTTTGTTATATCTTCAAATGGGGCTTGAGTATAAGTACCACCATTGTATGGTAATACTGATAACCCATTATAATGATTTCTATTTTTCCACATCCATTCTCCTGCTAATTCCCAATCTTCTTCTTTAAGACTAATTGTTGCAGATACATTATGGCTATTTGATCCTGTTCTATGGCCTGGTTTAACCCATTCCATTGCAACCTTTTTAACCCTTTCTAGTAACTGAAAAGGAGACTCTGTTCTAAGTATTGAACCTTCTGGCGCTTTTTGAGGTACTGATATAACTGCAGTATCGTGCGGTCTAAAGTACTCGTCTTCTACCAATTCTGGATGATTGACTGATAAATATTTATACATTGATTCATTTTTACCTACTCTGATTCTTCTAATATAATAATCATTATGCCATGCATGAATACCCGACGATGTTCCTAAAACTAGACTTGTTGTACCTGCAGGTTTTACTGTGGTTGTTCTTGCTGATGAATTTATTCCTATTAGCTTGGCAACCCTTGTGTTTTCTCGTTTAACAACACTAGCTGCTTTTTTCATGTCGTATCCTAAAACAGTTCCACTACCAATACCCGTCATTGAAACCCCAATAAGAGCATCTTTTTCTGTTGTTTCTTGCCAAATTGGTCTTAAATAATGGAAGTCTGTATATCCTGCTTGAAGTGTTCCAATAAATGCAGCTGCCTTTACTCTTTCATTTAAGTCTTCTTGAGATTCTATATTACTTACGTTTACCTCGCAAAGATTACAAAATTGATGTGGTCTTAATGCAATTTCACAACAAGGATTAGTTCCCCAATCTTTATCATTGTTTAGATAAATACCTGGTTCACCAGCTCCTGATAGTTCTACACGTTTCCATAAGTCCATAAAAAATTCTTGAGTAATTTTATGTCTCATTAAAACTGCAGAATTATTTGCTCTACCTCTTTGTGGATTTAATTCCCACCAATTACCACTTTTACAACTAATCATTTGGTCGTCATCAGCATTAAATAAACTAATTAATGCTGCTCTACGAATACCGCCAGCAAGAACTGCATCTGCAATATGACATACGATATCATGGGCTTCTAAAGTAGTTAATTGCTCTCCAGTTTCTTTTAATTCTAATATACCTTTTACCTTTAAAATGCATTCTTTAAGGGGTTGAGGACCTGGAGCTTTACCTCCTGACGTTACAAGCATTGCACCTTTAGGTCTAATGTCTGAAAAGTCAAATTCAACTTTACTACCGCCTCCATTCATGTATGATTTCATAAGAACTTTAATTGCATCTGCCCATCCTTCAATAGAATCTCCAATTAAGAATCTTCTTTTTCTTTTTGGCCATGGTTTTTGTATTGCTGGAAGCTTTTCAACATGGTGCCTTTGTACAGAGTATCCAACCCCTGTTCCGCCTAACAATAAAAACATTGTTTCACTAAAAGCATCAATAGAATCTATAGGTAAATATGCACAGTTGTAAATTCTATTTGGACTAATTTCAATTGGCTTACCACCAAACTGTAAACTACGCATTGACGGAAGTATTTTTTTATCATATACTAATTTGTATTTTTCTTCAATTTCTTCACTTAAATTTGGAAAAGTTTTTTGATGCATTTTTTTATTTCTTGTCACCAACTCTTTCCAAGTCTCTCTTCTACCTTTTTCTTCATTAAATTTTGCATACTTCATGTACACAGTTATGTTTGATAATATTTCATTTGATACTTCCATTTGTCTCTCCTACTAAACCATTATTGAAAAAAATAACTGGTTACTAAACCAGTCGTACTAATAAATATAGATATATACATATATCAATTCATTTCGTCGAACTTCTTTTTCATCATTTTTCTTAGATACTCGTTGTGATTATCCATTTCTTTTGTTGTTTCTTTTCCTTGTATAGATGTGTCTACATGTATATCTATTTGACCATTACTTGCATTCATTTTACTTGGAAAAGTTATGCCGTCTGGACCGAATCTATTTTTTATAACATGCCATCTACCTGTATTTGCAAGTTTATCTTCTATTTTTCTACTTAAAGATAAAACAAAATCTGCAGTCATTATTTTACTATATGATTCTGCTATTTTTTCAGCTCCAATAATATCATCTTCTAAAGCAGATCTATTTGCTTGGGATGCTGTCCATACTGGTATTTCATATTCACCTGCTAATCCTCTAAGATCTTCGTAGATATTACCTAGTTCTAATCGTACTTCTCTACCATGTCCTCTTAAAAGATCAGCATAATCTACTATAACTAAATCAGGTTTTTTGCCTAGAGCAGTACATCTTTGAATATGGGCCGATAACGTATTTACAGTTGCTGCTTTTGTTGGATAATATTTTACAACTAGATCTCCTTTTAAAGTTTCAACTTTTTTCTTAACGTCATCAATATTATATTTTAATTCTTGGGCCTGAATTCCTGTAAATACTGAGTCATATCTTAATCCTACATAGGCTGCATTAAGTTCAAGAGTATAGTGTATAACATTTAATCCTGCCTTTACTGCATTTGCACCAACGTTTACTAAAGCCCAAGATTTACCAATACCAGCAGGAGCAACCATTACTCCTAATTCTCCTTTGCCTAAACCTCCATCAGCAATATCATCTATTGCATCCCACCCAGTTGTAACCGTATTTCTTACGCTTTCTAAATATCTTTCATCAATATGTTCTGCATATTCATGTCCCATATCTTTTTCTACACCAGCTTTCATTGCATTATCAACTTTAGCTTTTATTTCGTCATAATTTCCACTATTTAATAATTCAACAGATTCAACAATGGCTTTTTTTATTTCTTGATTTTTGCAAAATTCTAGTGCCTTGTGTTTTACATAATCTAGATCGTCAGCTTCTAGATTTGAAAATGCAGCCTTTATATTATCAGCAATACTTTTTGCAAGAAGGTCATTTTCCATCTCTACAATTTTAATTTTCATTGCTTCTAAAGTAGGTGTAGTTTTATATTCTTTAAAATAGTCTTTAATTATATCTAGTATAACTATGTTTGCTTCTGAATCAAAGTAGCTTCCATCTAATATATCTATTATTTGTTGTAAAAACAACTTATCCTTAAATAAGGCTGATATTAGTTTTATTTGGAATGAGTATCCAAAATCGCTTAATTTACTTACTTTCATTATCTTTTCTTTTAGCAAATACATCAAGCTTGCCAAACGTATCTTTAAGCCACAACTGCGGGTTTTTTATATTTAAGTTAAGTGTATCATCTAAAGTCATAGATAGAAATTTTATTTGCGTTAACTTTGATATTGGTTTTTGTACAATTTCTAGTATAGATTGTTTTGTTCTACCTGGAATATCTACTTCATCTAATTGCATTAATTGATGGTTTAATTCTAACATATCTTTACTTTTTAAAATATCTGCAGATAGTTTTGTTCCATCATTAGATTCTTCTATATAGTTAAATATATCATTTAATTGTATTTTCTTTTCATCAAATAGTATCGGAAGCCGTTTCATTAATGTTTTAGATCCAGCCCCTCTTATTCCAGGTATATCGTCTGAGCTGTCTCCAGTTAGTACTCTATACATTAAAAAGTTTTTAGAATATATGTTAAATTCTTCTTTTATTGTTTCTTTAAAATAAAACTTCTTTTTTGTTGGAGACCAAACTTGTACTCTATCATCAACTAGTTGTAAAAAATCTCTATCAGTCGACATAATAATACATTGGCTTTTAGGATATACTTGTTGAGAAATATAAGCCATTGCATCATCAGCTTCTATATTTTCCGGAGATAATACTGTCACAGGTAAAGTTTCTAAATATTCAGCTAGACGTTGAAGTTGTTGAGCCATCGCAATTCTTTCGTCGTCAACACTATTAAATTCGTTTATTCTAGTCATCCTATGTTTTACTCTTCTACTAGATTTGTAGTTTGGAAAAAGCTTTCTGCGCTTTTGACTTCCACCTTTACCATCAAAACATATAATAACTCTTGTTGGTTTAATATTTCTAATGGCGTATCCTATAGACATTAGAAAACCAGTAATTCCACCAACATGTATTCCGTTATCGTTTACTGTTGGTACAACAACAAAACTTCTGATAAAAGTATTTAGGCCGTCAATAATTAAAATTCTGTCGTCTGCTCCTTTGGGCATTTCGTCGTTTTTTAGACTATTTAATAATTCTGTGTAGTTTTTATTCATATAGGTAATATAAGAAAATTAATTGACATAAAAAAATTCTGAGTGAAAAGTTATTAACAAAAATAAAAGGCTCTTGGTTGGTTAAAATAGTCGTTATCATAGTGAGGACTTTTAACTCTTAACATTCTACACCACGAGAAGGTGGCCTTTTTTCGTAGAACAAATAAGTAATCGTAGCAGTTTTAAATCTACCACGACTACTTACTAATAAAATTTAACCTATTGGAGGTGCTTCATCTGTATGTTCTAAGTCATCTATTCCAAAACTTTCTACCTTATATTCCATAATAAGAGTATTACAAATTTTATCATATACTTCTTGTCTTAGATGATCGTCTTTTTCAAGTTTTTCATTCCAATCTTTTGATTGAAACTTAATAACCTCTCCATCGTCAGTTGTGTATGTATACCATGCACCACTTTGAGATACTAGCTTATAGTCTTTTAAGACTCTTAGCCATCCACCAAAATCATCTATTCCACTATCAAAGTAAATATCAAATTCTGCTGTTCTTAATGGTGGGCCCATACGATTTTTAACAACCTGGCATTTTGTTTTAATACCAACCGTCTGATCTTGACCATTAACTTTTGCCTTAATTTGGCCTGCAGCCTTTAGTCTTAATCTACAACTAGCGTGGAATGCTATTGCTTTTCCACCACTTGTTGTCCAAGGGTCACCAAACATAACTCCCATTTTCTGTCTAAGTTGATTTGTAAACATTAAAGCTATTCTTTGTCTTCCAATCATTTGCGTTATTTTACGCATTGCTTTAGAAAGAATAATAGCTTTACCAGTTGACCAACCATCTTTATCATAATCAGCAGATTGCTCTACTCTAGTTGTGGCAGCTGCTACAGAATCAACAACTATGCTAACAAGTCTATCTTTGTCGCTTTCTCTAACTTTAGTTATTATATTGTCTATGACTTCAAAAATATCTTCAACTGTTTCCAATTGAATATATAACATTTTAGAAACGTCTATACCAATAGTTCTTAAAAACTCTTCATTCATTGCATTTTCTGTATCAATATATACAGCTAATCCATCTTTTTTCTGAGTATTTGCTAAAATTTGAGCTGCTACTAAAGACTTACCTGAGGCTTCTAAACCAGTTATTTCGGTAATTCTACCAACTGGTATACCGCCATTAGGGCGATTAGATATGGCCATGTCCAACATAGAAGATCCTGTACTTATCCATTCGGTTAAATCTGTTGGAGTATCTTCTGCTCCATCTAAAAAATAAGCAACTTTATAGTCCTTAAATTTTTTATTTAGAGAATCTGCAACGATTCCTGCTAAATTATCTCTGTCTTCTCGTTTACTAGCCATATTTTAATTAAACAAATCGTCAAATGCTGCAGAAATATCATCAGTTTTTGTAGCTTTATCTGTCTTTTTTTCTGATGTAGTTTCTGTTGCTGTATTAGTTGAGGTTGTTTTTGCTTTAGTTTCCCAAGGTAAATCGCTTTGTCCTTCTAAATCATTTTCTTCTGGGTTTAACCAAGATTCTAGTGCAGATTTTAAGTTATCATAACTTTGTTTTTTGAAAATAGAAAATATTTCAGTTTGTCCTGTAACAATTTTATCTGCTAAATTTTTATCTTCAGTTGCTGCCGTTTGATTTGGTTTTACACGAATTGCAGTTTTTGGATAAGATCCTGCTCCTTCTGATGGTGTAAATTCAACTACAATATCTCTACCTGCAGTTAAGTCTGTAATATCACCATAGTCTGGATCAGCAATAAATCCTAATAGTTCTTGGTAAACAGTTTTACCAAAGCCCCAAAATTTAACTCCATCTGACTCTTCTCCTCTTACTATAACTGGTACATAAACTCTCATTTTAGGTTCTAGTTTTTTAGAAAGTTTCCAATCGTCACTGTTTCCAGTAGATTTTAACTTGTCTGCAAATTCTACAACCGGGTCTGATTCTCCATATGTTACCGGTGATAAGTAATTTTTCTTACCTAAGTCATAGTGAAAAAATAATTCCAAGAATGGATTATCTTTATCATGCTGATAAGGTACTATTCTAACCTGATTTGAACCTGGTTTAGGTTTCCAAAGGTTTTCTGTTCTTTTTGTTGATGATTGTAAGTTATTTAACTTACGTCGGATTGCTTCTAAATCAATAGCCATTTTTTTCTCCTGTTTTAATTATTATTTAGTTAATATAATAAAAATATTCCATACTAAAAAACTTCAGTTAAAATATTTTTATATTTTTTTTGGTATCCTTGTACCGCTAATTCTTTTGCTTTTGCTTCGACAACTACATCAATGTCTAGCCCGTAATCTTTGATTTCGTCTACAATGTAGTCTGAGTGAGCTTGTTCTTTTATTTTGCTAAATTCTTTGTACATTCCAGCTAGCGTTGGAAAATCTTGCATTTGTTCTAGCGTTATGTTGCTGTTTTTACAAATCTGTTCAATTACAAGTTTCTGTTCTTTTCTTTTAGATTCTGAATAGTGAGTACATTGCTTTACACCTTTTGGCCAGGTTTTTGCTGCAAGTTTAAGTGCTTGTTCTTCAGTCATATCGCCTGTGCAGAACTTGTGGTGAAAGTAATCAAATACAATAGGTATGCCTACTACTTTGTATACGCCTTCATATAGGTCTTGTACAGAATACATATTCTTTTTGTCATCATTTTCAACTGTAAGACGAGCTTGAGCAGATGGTTGTAATCTTAAGAAGTTTTTGCAAAATCTATCTAGTGCAGAAGGTTTATCGCCATATGCGCCGCCGACATGAATATTAATTTTTGCCATACGAGACTTTGGTAGACCCATAAGATCCATAATTTGTGCAGACTTGTTAAGTTCATTTATAGCATTTAGCACTACTTTTTCGTTTGGTGAAGCTAGTACGCAAAATTGGCCTGGATGAAATGACAGTCTTTGTCCATTATCCATTGCAGTTTTGCCAACAGCTTTTAATAGCGCACATATTTCTTGGTAATCTGGTAGATCTGATAATTCATATTCTGACATCCAAGGCATCATATCACTAGACATGCGATATACTTTTATATTGTTTTCATTATTCCACTGTACAAGCTTTAATAGGTTTGTAATGTTTGTAATTATTAATTCTGAAGCATATTCTACGCCTTTAGCGTCAAATGTTCTTCGTATCATACTTCTGTTGCATGAGATACCTTCTTTTGAAAGATTCATATTTATACATGCATATCCTAGTTGTTTTGCCATAGTTTTAATTTTATATAAGGTAATATAATAATTTTATTTAACATAAAAAAATTCTGAGTGAAAAGTTATTAACATTATTTCCAAAATAATTGTACACATATTATACCTGTTGCAAGTATTAATGAAGTAAAAGTTTTTAATGATATTCCTTCTCCCATAAATATCCAAGTTAGAATTGCGTACGAACTTATACCTAGAGCAAAACCTAAAAATCTTCCTGGCCATAATAAACCGTCGAAATGTTCATAAGCATATTTTGTTGCCATGATAAAAGCATAAGATATCGTTGTACCCATTGTTATCGATAAAATTAGTGGATGTTTTTCGAACCATTTCCAAAGAAATTGTCCGTTAGTTTGAAACCATATTAGGGTTTGTCCAAACAAGAAAAGCAGGACACAAAGCGTTAATTTACTCATATTTTAATTGCCATTAGTTAATTAGTTAATTGTTATTTAATATAAATATAATAAAAATATTCCAAATAAAAAAATCTGGAGTGAATTATTTTATTATTTTTTTGAAAGTTTTTTTAGTTCTGAACGAATTAAGTCTGTCAAAAGAGCTTTTAATTTTTCTTCATCGTCATCACGTCTATCTAAATGGGCATCTGGATCATAAGGAGGATTAGATACTGCAGTATGTTTTTTAGCTACAGGTTTATCGCTTGGTAGTAATCCTATATCTTCAAATATGTTTTTATCTGCTTTACCCGTCATAACTTTTCTAGCTACCATTTTATCAGCTATGGATAATTCACCATCATCTTCAAAGTATTTCCAATGCGCTACCTTAGTGCCTTTTTTAAAGCCGTAATGAATATTGTTTTTTTCGTCATGGACTATAGTGTATTTTGGATTTAACTTTAAGTAGTTTTTTTGAAAATCTTTCCAGCGATATCCAACCATAGATTCTTTATCTAATAATGCCATATTATCTTTTTACCTTAATGTAAATTATTTCTTGTACTTCTGTATCTATCCTACGGAGGCCTGTATCATTTGTTAGTAATATACTGTCTCTGTAATTTTCCCAATCTAATTGATATGTTGTATCTAGTACACCGTTGTTTACTATTTTAATACATTCATTTAAAGCATTAATCGTGTAAAGGGTATTTGTTTGTTTTTTTCTATGTAATGATATGGTATCTTGAAGCGTCTTTATGTTTTCATTTGCATCAATGTTATATGTACACATTAATTCTCTAACATCACCAGTGTTTTTAAGAATAAATACCTTATTATACAAAATATCGTAAGCATCTATTATCTTATCAATAGTTTTTGATAAAACTTTAGTATTCGTAAACGTACATAGTAATTGTGTTCTCATTATTTATATACCTCTTTCGTTGCTGCATCTAGATTTTTTGCTAGTTCAGGATGCAATTTCATTTCAAACTTAATGGTTCCACCTCCATATCCTCTTCCGTCTTGTCGTATTACTATATTTGCTACCTTTACAGTTTTATTGCCTAAATCATCAATCTTGTATACTAAATATGGTTCACCTTTTTCAGATTTTTTTACACTAAGATTTTCTTTTAATTTATCAAAATCGTCAGTTCCAAATATTACCTTCATTGTTTCTTTATCTAACGACATATCTCCAATGGCCATAGTTTCTTCGCCTTCTGAAACAGCTTTTAAAGGAAATTCTTCTTTAATATTTTTTATTAATCCTTCTCTAACTTTAGGGTTATTGTTTAATTGGTTTATGGCATCTTCTTGCATTTTTCTATGTTCTACATCATCTGCTTTTAAATACGCTATTGCTTTATCATTGCCACCATCAGCTTCTGCTTTAATTGCTTTTAATATAGCTTTAGATTTGCCTCTACTACCTTTTCCAGATTCTGTTGCACTTATTTCAGATTCTAATTTTTGTTGTATTGATTGTGGTAAAATATCTTTTGCACCTGCTACTAATCTTGAACGTTCATTTTTAGAATATTCTTTAGGATCTGTTGCAGTACCTCTTAACTCTGGATCCCAGTTATTTACCATGTCTCCTAGTCCTGAATTTAAGAAGTTTATATTTTTATCTTTTTTTAGTGATACTTCATCAAGTATTTCTTCGCCATTAGATTTTTTAATTTTTAAGTACATATCAGTAGAAAAGCCTTTATTTTTTTTATAGTCAGACAATCCCATAGCTTCTACTTCTCCTTCAGCATCCCATGCACTTCCAATGATTTCAGCTCCTTCACCATATTGTTTTTTAACCCTGTCTAATATGGCTTTTCTTGATTTTCTTGTTGCTGCTATCCAACTTTTAGTAATAATTCTTGTTCCTTCTTTTTTAAGCTTTGGATTATTTTCAAGTTGAGACTGTTCATGTTTTTCTAAAGATGTTGCAAACTCTTCAAATTCTTCATCAGTCATTGCAGAACCTACCATCGTCATAAGCTCTCCTCCTTGCGCACTAATTTGTCCTGCACCGCCTGGAAGGTCTGAAAAGTATTTCCAATTTGAAGTTTGTTTGTTTGCTTGCGTATTCATCATACGTTCTATAGCTTTGGCATATCTTTTAGGAAACTTAGGGTTTTTTGTTATGCTTTCAGGCACTGTGTATGGAGGAGGGATTGAATTTGCTTCGTTTTTCTTTTTAAAATCCTCGTCTCCTGTAGGAGAAGTATCTAATTCTTTACTAAATTCTTTAGTTTCTGATGGATTACCTATTGTAAGAGTTTTATTTTTTCCAGATATTTCTCTTTTTGGTTGCTCACTAGAAACTTTGTCTTTTGGAGTTTCTTTTTCTTTATCATCTTTTCGTATGAAGTCTCCATCTTTAGCAGATAGTGCCTGACTATCTTCTGGTTTTTCTTCTTTATCGTCTTGGTCTACTTGAACCAATTTTCCATCAACATTTTTATGTGACACAAAGTCATCTTGCTCTTTACCATAGCCTCTGCCTTTCCAAACTAAGCCTAGCTTTTTTGCTTTTTCTTTTTCTTTATCATCTAAAGGGGTTTCTTCAGAATTAGGATTTTCTAAAAGTTGATTAATATATTCTGATATAAATTGCTCAGAATATTTCATAGATCTAAAAACATCTGCCAATACTTCAAGGTGGTTTCTGTTTGCTGGATCAGGCATTCCATTATTTACCTTATATGCCCATTCTC